CCTCAGGCTCACGAGGCGGCTCCGGCGGCTCCGGCGGCGGTGGCGGCGGGGGAGGAGGTGTCGGGGAGCTTGAGCACATGGCGTCATCCTCAGTCAGCTGAATGGGTCGTAATCCGACTCGTGCATCACTGCACGAGCGTCCGAGTACCCTGGCCACCCGCTTCGCTGGGCAACCGGGGCCGCAAACGTCAGCGCCAGCGCATCGCCTGCATCCGGTGAGGCAATGCCGCGCTTTTTCATGTCTTCCTTCTTCTCGAGGAACAGGCGGTTGTCCGCCGGCAGGTAGCCGTACTCAGGGCCGATCAGGTCGTACATCAGATCGTCGTCGCTCGGGTCGATAGCGCCCTGGTCTTTCAGCCAGTCCCGCATGGTCACCCACATCTCAGCGCGCCGATCTCGATAGCGCCGCGAGCGGGGCTGGCCGCCGAAATTGACCTCTTGGACCTGATGACCCAGGTTTCGCAGGTAGTCGATGACACCGCCACCGACACCCCCGCCATCAACAAACACGGCATCGACCGGGTCACCGGCCGCCGATCGCTCGTTGATGACCTCGAGCACCTGCTGTGCGAGCTGCACGGTGTCGAGCCCGCGGTACTTGCGCATCGGCAGTGTCGCGTCGCGCCCCCGGCGCAGGCAGATCACCGACTGATCGTCACCGAAGCGGGCGACATCGACACCCATCACCAGCGGGTCGTGAGCCTGCGATTCGGCGTGCCGTGCTTGTGCGGCCCGAACGACATCGAGGCCGACCAGCTGAGTCGAGCTGCTTTGTGGGAACTCGCCCTTGACGCGGACTCGAACGAAATCGGAATCCTCGCCGTAGTCATCCACCCAGGCCTGGATGGCATCCTTGTTGGTGATCGATACGTCGCGCGAGTCAATGCGCCGGGTATCCCAGCGATGGCGCTGGCGGTGGAACGCCTCAAAGAACCGGCCTGAGTTCCGCGTCGGGTTGCCGAAGGCAAAGAACATCGGCTCGCCATCGGTCAGCCCGCCCTCGGCGACCTCCCAGATCTTATCCGGGACGGCCGAGGCCTCGTCGAAGATGTAGAACGAAGTCGAGTTCGCTGCGTGCTGTCCTGCAAACGCCTCGGAGTTCTCCTCTCGACACGTCTGCGCATCACAGCGCCAGCTCTCGGGGTGATCGACATGCGTCATGCGCATGGACCCCTTGCCCGTGGAGACGCCGAACCAATGCCCCGTGATGCATCGCCGGGTCCACTTGCCGATTTCCGCCCAGGTCTTCGCCTCGAGCTGCGGGGCGGTGTTGGCGGTCACCGTGCCCTTGCAATACGGCCGGGTGCTCATGATCCAGAGCACCAGCCAGGCGGTCATCGCCGATTTGCCAATACCGTGACCCGATGCCGTCGCCATGCGTACTGGCGACACTGCCTCGCGCCCGTTGAAATTACGCTCGGCAACCTGATCGCCAAGCGCTTCAAGCCACTCGCAAGCCCATCCATCCGGGCCATACTTCACGCCATAGCGTGACGCCCAGGGCTCCGGGATCTCGACTACCTGAAGCGTTGGATCATTGGCCCAATCGAAGGCGTAGAGCACAAACCCGAGCGGGTCGGCCCACAAGCGGCCCATGTCATCGGCCAACAGCTTGTCCGGGTGCATTACGCCTCCGAGGCCTGCACCCGCCTGCGCGCCCCCATGATCCGCTCGGCAAGCGCCTCATCCGCGCTATGCTCGATGCGCTCTTTCCATGCCCCCACCGAGGCATGCTTGCCCACCAGCTCAAGCGCCTTGATCGCTGTCCGGTGGTCGTCCTTGATCAAGCACTGCTCGTAGAGATGCTCGGCCTGCTTGAGCACCCAATCGGCATCAAGTTGAGTGCGCTCACTGCGCGCCTTATTGCGCTCAGCAATGGCCTCGGCCACCTGAGGTTTCTTGAGGAGATCCGCACCCTGCCGATAAGCCGTCCGCTCGCTGTACCCGGCCCGGATAGCCGCTTGCGTCGCGTTCAGGTCAACGAGGTATTCCTCGATGAACCGAAGCTGTTTATCGTTAAGCCCTTTCGTCATGACATCACTGCAACGACCGCTAGCACGATAAGACCGATGGCCATCACGCCGAGGGCAATTCCCAAGCGCTTACACTCGCGCTCAAATCTGCCCCACTGGTCATCGTCCTTGAACATCACTCATGCGTCTCGATTAGGTAGCTCGATGCAAACTGGCAAAGCCCCACACCGATGCTGGTCGTCTCGCAGTAATAAGAGATCATCGGGTCTCCGTCCTGCTCCCAGATCAGCACCATCGCCTCTGGCGTTGTTGTGCCCTCACGGATCGACGTAGCGAGAGACTCAAGCATCGCCGCGCAGTTCTCAGCGACGCTGCCTTTCTCAGAGAAGCGAATCACATCACCCACGACGCCGAACCTCTTTCGCCACCTTCTCGGCACTGCGGCCCACAACATAGCCACCGAGGCCAATCTTGATCAGATCCCACATCTGATTCGGGATATCCAGATGCAGGCCCGCGCCAAACATCGCATCGACATAGGGCGCGATGATGTAGTTATTGGCAACGATCGCAACGAAAACGAGCATCGTGATGGGCCGCCAGGCGCTAGTAATCCAGTGCTCGGATTTCGCCTCCGCGACCACCACATCACGCGCCACTTTCTGAGCGGTCTGCTCGTGCTCAAGCAACGCCATGCGGACCTGGTGAGCCGCCTCGGCCGCTTTGTCCTTGTCCTCGAAAAAACGCCCAAGGACGCTATCGACGGCCTTCCCAAGACCGGCGGTGAGAAGCTGCTGGATCATCGCTCCACCCAGCTCAACACATCGAAGCTCGGGCAGTCTTTGTCTGAGACATCCCGATGGCCAATGACCTCGAGCGCACCGAATTCCTGCTGGAGATCGTCGATCAGCTCATCAAGCGCTTGCCATTGGGAGCGCGTGAAATTGCAGTCCGCATCCCCATGCTCATCGACGCCGCCCGCCAGGCAGACGCCGATGCTGGTCTCGTTGTAGCCGTAGGCATGAGCGCCCTGGATATCAAGCGCTCGGCCTTTGTCGACATCGCCATCCCGGGTGATGACAAAGTGATAGCCAATGTCATCCCAGCCACGCTCCTCGACATGCCAATGGCGGATTTCCTCAACGCCGATATCCATATCCGGAGGCGTTGCCGCGTCCACCCGCTCATGCACCCGGCGTAGATCTTCGCGATGCCATCGATAGAGGATCGACAGCATGGTGAAGATGCCAAGCGTCATGATGCCGAGCACCCACCGAAAAACCTTCGGCGTCTGCTCAAAGATCGCCTGCCAGATATCAATATCAGTGCCGCTAGGACTTGCCATCGGTGGGTGAACTCTCATCTCACGCTTCGGTGCAGGCCGGCTCAATGACGACGATGTAATGCCCATCGACACCACGGAAGCCAAACCGCACAGACTCCTTGATCGGCATGTCGCAGACATAGATGCGGCCGACGGGCCCTTGGTCATTGATGACGCAGCGAGCGTCATTGTCCATGCACGCAATCAATGCCGCCGCCAGCAATGCACTCATGACAAAAGCCTCATTCATCGTTGAAAGGGCGCCGGGGGATGGGATCGAACCACCGCGCTCCGAGCACCAGCCCGGGCTCTACCGTCTGAGCTACCCCGGCTAGGCGGCCTGCACCATCTCCGGGGTGAGCCGAACGCGGCCCACCTCGCCATGCGCGCGGTGATAGGTGATGACCTGCGCGCTGCGGTCGGCCTTATAACCATGGCGCGAAGCGAAAGCGTCCTGGGCGGCGAGCGTCTGGTGCTGCTCGACGACCATCAGGCTCGACTCCTGCGCGACCCGATGGTGCAGATGACCGACGTGGCCGTAGCTACGTTTGGTTCGCCCGAAGACCTCGCGGAACTTCGCGACGAATGCCTGATCCACCTCGCCCATCTTCTTCAAGTGGCCGTGGTGGAAGAATAGCGACGTGTCGCCATGCTCGACGCAGTAGTACGGATCGGGGCTCGTATCGACCGTGACCCGCGGCTCGTGCTCGTAGTGCGCGGCGAGCCACTCGCGCATGTAGGCGCTAGTGGCGAGGTCGTGATTGCCCTCGGCGTAGATCACATGGATCTCTTCAAAGCGCTGGGCAAGCAAATCAATCACCCGGCGCATCACACGGATGACAGTGCGCGCGAGCAGCTGCAGCCGGGTGTCGCTATCGAGCACATGGCCATGCCCCGGGGTGATCGCCTCGAGCGAGTCGTAGTGCGCGGCATCGCCGAGCTGTGCAAGCACGACCTTTTTTGCCGGCGGCGCGGCGGCGATGGCCGCGGCAAACCAGCGAACCAGCGTATCCTCGGCAATCTGGATATCCCAGTCCGCCCCGCGGGTCTCCTCGCCCCAGGCGAGAGATCCCAGATGATAGTCGGTGATGACAAAGCACGACAGCAGATCAGCATTGGCCTGCTTCGGACGGGTCTTCAAACCCACCCGCGGCACGCGATCCTTGAAGCCCTCAAACGCGGCTTTCAATGCCTCGCGAACCGCATCATCATCCCGCGCGGTCTTGATCCACTCGAGCTTGGCCTCGCCGGTCTCGGCGTCGTAAAGCGTCGAACGGCCCCGGACAATCTCATCAGATCCCGGCTCGAATTGGGCGTCGTGCGACTTCCCGGCGCGAATGCGCGCAAGCCGCCGCTCCAGCCCGCGGCAATCCATGCCAAGCAACGCGGCAGCCCCGCGCTGCGTGCCCGCCTGGTCAATGGCGGCAAGGATCTGATCGTCAGAATACTTGCGTCCGGGCATAAAAAAGCCCCGAGCCGTTTCCGGCTCTAGGGCGCAGTTTCCTCAGTTTGGAGGAACGATACCACTTTTCTTCTATAAACACAACATCATGCGGTCTCTTGGCCGAAGACCCCCGCGATGTAGTAGTGAAGCTGATCGATACGCTGGCGATATTGCGCCACGCTGACCTTAAGCCGCTGGGCCGCCACCTTGTCTGCACACTGGCTGACATAGCGCTGCATCGCCGTCTCACGCAGCCCGCCTGTCACGCCACACAGAGCCTGCTACCTCAATGGCGAACGGCGCAAGACCGAGCAGATCACAGCCCCCAGAGCGCACCTGCTCGAGATTTCGGCACACGCGCTCACCGAGCTCATCGGCCAGTATCTTTGCAAGCTCACGCTCGGCCGCCGCGCCTTTTCGTCGCTGCGAGGCACCCATTACGCGTACTCCACCAGCCCTTGGTCACGCCAGATGGCGTGCGTTTCGTACAGCGCCCGAATCACGCACTCATAGAGCTCCGCCTCGCTCACTTTCAAAAGCGCACGCTGATCCAACGCGTCGTGACATCCGCTGCAGGCGATCACTGCATGATCATCGGAGACTTTCGTGCCCATGCCACGACGGCCAAACGGCGCATGGCATAGCACGCTGGTCTCCGGGTCGTGATTGCAGTGCCCGGGGATGCGCAGAGTGCATCCAGCACCGCGCGCTGATTGACGTAGCTTCTTGGACCGTACTGGCGAGTCATTAAGCAGCATCGCGAGGCTCCGTCAGTACAATGCCTTGGGAACTGAGCTCGACATACATCGCATCGAGATAGCGCGCCATCTGCGATGTGTTCATCAAGCTCGTCACAGGAAAAGCGATCGGCTCCTGCATCAACTCGAGCTTCTGCTCATACGCCATCGGCTTGATGATCGCGTCGTATTTTTTCCGAAAATCCTCATCCTCGCTGCGGAGCATCGGGACGCCGATATGCAGCTTGCAATACGCGCGGTATTCCTCGGCGCTTTGGTCGCCCTGTCCCGCGGCCTCATTCAGCCACTGGCGCTGCAGCCGGTTTTGATCGAGGCTTCGCTTCGCGCCGGATTTGATGCTCACCACACACGGCAACCGCTGCCGGTCAAGATCCTGCTTTGCAAAAGCCCGATCCCGCTCACTGAAAATGATGCGCTCCATCAGGCCGGCTCCTTGTAGTGCGGACAGGATGGGCCCACCAAGGGAAAACCCAAATCACCGTATCCGTGACGCTCCTCAAGCTCGCGCTCTTTCTCGCAGTACATGCCCTGAAAGCCCATCTTGCAGTGCATGCAGGTATTGCATGGGTTCATTGCCGTCTCCTCGCCTGGTCTCGCTCCAGTTGCTCTCGGCATGGCGCACAAACGCCCGACACAAGCCGAGCCGAATAGTCACCGCACTCTATGCACTCGCCAGGCACCCCCGGATCAATCGCCCGGCGATGCTCGGCAATCGCGGCCTGCTGCCAGCGCTCAACGAGATCATTCGCCTCATCAATGTGATCAGCCATTGCAATTCCCCCATGCGGACTCCGCGGCAAGAGCGGCATAAGCGACGTCGTCGGTGTGATCATCTTCGCGATAGGCGCCACGCGCCGATCGGGATTTTTTGAGGATTGACATGAACTGCCACCCCTCGGTCGCGCTAAGATCATGACCGTAGATCGTGTTGAAGGCGGCCACCGCCCGGGACATGGATCGCTCGCCATCACCTGCGTCACGGCTCGCCGCCCGGTCGGCCATCTCGCTGGCAGCCGCCTCGAGGTAATAGTCCGCCGTGCGATCAAGCTCGCGCGCCTCGCGATCCGCGTCATCGAGGATCT